AGAAATAATTATCAGGTAGATGGTGTTGAATTGGCCTGTTCTAAAATTCCTAATCCAATTAAATATGCACAATATGAACTAGCCAGAGCATTGGCAAACGACACAGATGCAATAACAGGAACTACAGGAAAAGACGGAAACTTTGAAGAAGTAAAACTAGGAGATATTCAAGTTAAGTACAATACTTCAAGTCAGGGAACTGGATCTATAAATAATATCCTAGATGTTTACCCATGGTTACAAAGTTATCTTGGAGCGTATATGTTAGGTGGTGCTGGCAGTTTCCAACTACGGGCGGTTAGAGGATAATGGCAGGACAACTAGATTCACTGTTAAAGAACGTAGCTAAACAGGTGGTGTCTCAACTTGGAGATTCACTAGACACAACTATTGTTTATACAAGAAAATCATCAGCTTCCTACAACACTTCCACTGGTGCGGTAACAACTAGCGATACCAGCTATACAATAAAAGTTCCTGTAGAGTTCATACAATCCACAGAAGAAACAGGCTACCAAGAGAATGTAGCTAGGATATTTATAACACCTGATCTTATAGGTGATAGCCAACCGCTACTATCAGATGAGATCACTCTCACATTTTCTGGATCGACTAGAGTTGCAAAGATTACAGATGTAAGAACTTTGCGTGGCGGTCAAGAGTATTTATTCAGAGTTGACGTTATTTTCTGATGACTTTAGTAAACGCACGAGCAGCATTTGAAACCGCAATCAAAAACGCAGTAACAACTGCTGATAACACAGTGACAGTTGTGTTCGACAATATGCCCTTCACAACTCCAGGTAAAAATAAAAAGTATGTGATGGTAAGTCTTGATTTTACACAGTCAACAGTTCAACCACAGGGAGGAGCACTCGATTACTATGGTGGATCAATAACCTGTGGGGTAATGACTCCCAAGAATAAAGGAACAGCAGATGGAGCAGCGATAGCCGAAGCTGTCATAGATGGATTGACTTCAGTAAACGCATCGAACTATTCAGATACATTTTCTGTTTCTCCCCGTGTTTCCCAGATAGCTGGACCAACCTCTGTAAGTACAGAAAGAGAAAGTCACTTTCTATCTGTAGTAAGTTGCAGTTTTACCGCCAATGCCTAACAAAGACATCTCACAACTTGCTACCGATTTAGAGCAAGACATGATAAGACTCAGAGGTAAAGTTGCTTCGGCAATGGTACAGGATTTACAGGCTGCTGGTCCATGGTGGACAGGTCATTTTGCTACAAGTTGGAAAATAAGTGAAACTCCAGTGGAACCAGTGACTAAATCTAAGAAAAGACAAAAGATAGATGACGGTAAAATCGAAGGCTATGATGCCTCAATGCTTGAAGTAATGTCTGACCCTGATAGTACGGGCAGTGTTTATGACCAAATAAGAACTACCAGACGACTACCAAAAAGAAAAAGACCCAAAAAAGTACCCTTAGAAAAAGATTTATATGTAGGTAACGAAGCTGAATATGCTGGTTTCGCTGTAAATAATCCAGGGGCTACTGCACCTGTGGGGGTTGCAGGAGGTGTAACTTATTATGAGCATGAGCAGATAGTTGACGAAATAACTCCTCCAAGTAAAAATCCTGATTGGTATAAAATTTATATGGGGAATCAACAGTACAATGACGCTATCGCATTAGCACTGGCTGAAACATTTAAAGCTAAAAATATAAGTTTTGGTGCTGATTATTAGTAATAAGCTATACTACAAGAATAGATATGATTTTTTATGCCAACAGCAAGAGCAATCGACAAACTAAAGCAAGCCTTTAGTATTGAAGAACGTAGTAGTTACTCTATTTTTAAGGGAAAAGAACTTATCCTAAAAGTGTTTTGGTCGCCTCTTACGATAGCTGACAGAGATACAATAAACAATACATTATTGGCAATGAATAAAGGCCAGGAAGAAGGAAACCTTGATTTTGCTCTACAAGTTATTGTTACAAAAGCAGAAGATGAGTCAGGTGCAAAACTTTTTACCGCAGGAGACATACCAACTTTAAGAAGAGAGATTCCGTTATCTGTCTTACTCGATCTAATGACTAAGATGCAAAGCATGGGCGAGGAGGTCAGCCCTGATGCCGTAAAAAGCTAAACTAGAAAAAGACAACTTTATGTTTCTTCAGTTTTTTATCGCTGAGAAACTGGGATATACCCATAGAGAGCTCCGACAAAAAATATCTACCCAAGAACTGTTTGCCTGGAACGCATACTTCAGAATACAAGCAGAAAGAGAAGAAAAGGCACACGAAAAAGCAAAAAGACAAGCTCAGAATCGTAAGATACGCTAAACTTGTGTTATCTAGTAATTTTTAGTAAGTGGCTGCCTCGAATTACAGTGTAAATATAAAGCTAAATACTAAACCAGCGATAGATCAGCTTGGAAAGCTGGAAAAACGTGTAAATGTTCTTAGAAGAAAGCTCAATACTCCATTAAGAATTGAATCTAAAGCAGTAATGCTCAAAAAGCAGCAACTTGCTTTAGACGATAGAAAATTCGCCACAATGAAAATAACCAGAAGGTTAGGCGAACAGTTAAGAAAATTAGAAAAAGAAGGTTTAAACGTAGATAAGGAAAAATTACAGCTATCTAATGCAGCAAGACATACAGCTAAAGGAAGATTAGAAACCGCAAGAGCCTCAAACAAGTTAGTTGCTGATGAAATAAAAGGACTGCAAAAAGTAGTTTCTTTAAACAAACAGGCTGGTAGAACAGGATTTACTGCTGCACAGTACGGACCACAGATGGCTAATACCTATGGTGCTGGTCAGGCTGCTATGAATGTTGATACTAAATTTATACAACAGACAACCCGTTTAAAAATTGCACATGATTTAAATATGCTGGAGTTGAAGGGAGTAGATATTTCAAAATTAAGAACTAAATTAGGCAAACTTACAGACGCACAAAGAAAAAGGGAATTTGGATTAGTAAGAAGGTTAAACAGGGAACTTACAAACGGAATCAAAAAAGAAAATAATAAATTGGCAATATTACGGGAACAGGAAAGAATAAGTAGAAGAAGATCAAGAGCTATAGCTGCTGCCAATGCTCCTACTACTACAGGTGGAAGAGGTGGAGGCGGTGCTATCTTCCAGAGTGCACTGATAAGTGGTGGTTTTCCTTTACTATTCGGGCAAGGACCAGTAACCGCTATCGGGGGTGCGTTGGGTGGTGGAATCGGTGCTGCTGTAGGTGGACAGATGGGTGGATTTGCAGGAGGTATTGTTGGTACAGCTATCGTTCAAACTATAACTAACGTAGTTAATGGCATAAATGAATTAGGTGGTGCGTTGGCCGATCCAGCTAATAACATTGATAAACTAACTGAATCTCTATCTAAGTTCGATAAAAACATTCTTACTTCTGTTTCAATATTACAGTCAGCAGGACTTACAGCAGCAGCAGGACAGTTTGCAAGAGCCAGATTTGGTATGCAGTTTGGTGCTGGTGGTGCAAATAGTCTCGAAGAAATGAACAAGGCATTTAAAGAGTTTGGAAAAGTTACCGCTAGGTTAGGAACAGAACTTGCGATATTAGCATCGGGTCCTTTAACTGGATTTATGAAAGTTCTTAATTTTGTACTAGGTGGAGGACAGCAAGACGGGGATAAAAATTTAGGACAAACTATAGATGAGACTATACGAAAGAGAGAAATAGCTATAGAAAAAGTATTAACTCTAGAAGCTTCTTTACAGGAAAACCTAAGAAAGAGAAATGAATTGCGAGAAAGATTTGATACTAAAGAAAAACAAAGAGAACTTTCAGCAAGCGGAGAATTAGGAACAGTACAAGCTGAATTTAGAAGATTAGGTGGAGAAATATCAGCAGGACAAACAGACATAGAAATACTAAAAAGTAATATAAAAAACTTTGATGCAACTCTTAAGTTAACTCAGTTACAGCAAAAAATACTTAAAGAAAATGAGATGGATCTCAGAGCACAGCTAGAGATAGAAAAAACGAGATTCGAGGGTTCTGAAGAAGAATTAATAGTTTTAGAGCAACGAAATAAATTAAATAAATTAGACTTTGCAATCGAAAAACAGATAGCTGAAGTAGAAGCTGTAAAAGAAAAAGGAAGTAAAGCGGAACTAGAAAGAGCAGAACAGACTTTAAGGAATCTAGAGTTACAGAAAGAGCTAGAAGAGCAGATAACACTAAACAGATTAAACGCTGCCGATCCTGCAATCAGTCGTATGAATGAATTAAATAAGAAAATGAGAGAGCTTAACGACATAACGCAACAAGCCGTTAATTTATCTAAGGCTATGGGAGAATCCTTTGCTGAATCATTTAAAGGAGTGGTAAGAGGAACAATGACTGTTAGCGATGCGTTTAGAAATATGCTCAATAGAATAGCCGATTTCTTTATAGACACTGCTGCACAACTGGCAGCTACCCAACTTCAAAGAAGTATTTTGGGTCTGTTCGGCAATATGTTTAATTTCAATACTACACCTATGAATGATATACAAGGCACTGTTATGTATGCAGCAAACGGTGGTCCTGTAGGAAGGAGAAACCCATACATGGTAGGAGAGCGTGGACCTGAATTATTCGTTCCAAATCAATCAGGAAATATTATCCCGAACCATGATTTAGCTGGTATCGGTGGAGGTTCAACGAATATCGTAGTAAACGTAGATGCTTCTGGTTCTTCTGTTGAAGGAGATGAAGAACAAGGTAGAGAACTTGGTCGTATGATTTCAGTTGCTATACAATCAGAATTAATTAAACAAAAGCGACCAGGAGGTATGCTCGCATAATGGCTACGTTTCCCTCAATAAAACCTACATACGGACAACAAAAAAGATCTGCTCCTTTAACTAGGACAGTTCGTTTTGCTGATGGGTTTGAACACAGAATTTTATTTGGCTTGGCAGAACATCAAAATCC